AGGAAAAGGAACGTTATATTCCAAAATGCGTAAAAACGGAATTTGTGGACGGCGAACGAATTAAGGAAGATACGTTATATAAACTGATAGACGGTGAGTTTGTTGAGGTATAAAAAACCGCCTGCCCTGAGGCAACAGGGACAGGCAAAGAAAAAATTTAAACAAATAAATGATAGCATGAAATAGAAATAATGTCAAGGAGGAAACCAAAATGTACACAGGGAAAACCCATACAGTATATGGAATAGCATATTTTAATGACGTCATATACAGTTCAATTTTTTACGAAAATAAGGACGATGCGGAACAGTTCGTAAATGACGGTATAGGCGAAAAAATTATAAAAGTACATCTGTCAGACGAATCATATAAAGTGTTAAAGAGAAAAGGAGTTATAAGATGAGCTGCATTTACGATTATGACAGTCCTTGCGAGTGTGATATTGAAGCATGCAGAACCTGTTATAAAAATCCGGACAAGCCGGAAGTGGATTGCGATTTTATGAGAGATTTGGAAAGCGGTAAAGACTCATGATACTTGCAGATCCTAAAACCCATGATGAATGGTTATCAGCACGTTGTGCAGGTATTGGCGGAAGTGACGCGGCGTGTGTTCTGGGAATGAATAAGTACAAGACAAATGTGCAGTTATGGCAGGAAAAAACAGGTGTTTTCAAGCCGAAGGATATTTCAAATAAGCCTGCTGTTGCATACGGAAAGAATGCAGAAATCCATTTAAGAGAACTTTTCAGACTTGATTTTCCCCAATATGATATTGAATATCATGAATACAGAATGTATGCAAATGACAAATACCCGTTTATCTTTGCAACTCTGGACGGCGAATTGACTGATGAATCAGGCAAAAAGGGAATTCT